TAAAACTTTGGGGGATAATGTGGCTTATAGCGTTACTGGTTTAAGCAATGTTATAGAATCGTGCAATATGATTCATATACTTAACTTTAGCTATGATGGTATTACTGGAATATCGACACTGGCACACGCAAAGAACACACTAGGACTGGCTGCCGATTCAGAAGCACACGCTAGCGGATTCTTCAAAGGCGGTGCTAATCTGGCTGGTATCCTTACCGTACAAAGCACCTTAACCACTAAGCAGAAGCAAGACCTTAAATCCAGTTGGCAAACTGCTTTTAGCCCTTCTACTGGTTAGCCTAATGGGGTGGCAGTGTTGGAAGGTAATATGGAGTTTAAGCCCATTACCGTTAATCCTTCAGATGCACAATTACTGGAAACCAGATAGTTTAATGTAATAGATATATGCAGATTCTTTGGGGTATCCCCAGTGAAGGCTTTTGATCTATCCAAATCATCCTACAGTACCGTAGAAGCCACTAACCTTTCTTTCCTCACTGATACCCTATCCCCTTTACTGGAGAAACTGGAATTAGAGTTTGAAAGGAAGCTATACAAACCATCTGAAAAGGATACTATAGATGTACGCTTTGACACTTCCAGACTTCTTAGGGCTGATAAGCAATCCTTAGCCACTTACTACAGTACCCTTTTTAATATCGGTGTGGTTAGTTGTAACGAGATAAGAAAGGAAATAGATTTACCGTACATAGAAGGTGGGGATTCCCACTTTGTATAGGTGAACTTAATGGAAGTAAAAAAGGCTTCCCAGAATGTACCTTCTGATAACAGAATCCAGAATGAAGATGTTAAACAATAATTTGTAATAGTATGAAAGAAAGAAGAATGTTTGAAGATAACATTACTACTTAGCCAGATTCCCGAAAGGTAGAAGGCTATGCTGTAGTGTTTAACAGTGAATCTAGGGATTTGGGTGGCTTTACTGAAGTAATAGAACCCAGTGCCTTAGATGGTGTGGTAGCCAAATCAGATGTTTTGTGTTTACTGAATCACAATGAAGATAAAGGGGTACTAGCCAGATGCAATATGGGTACTGGTAGCCTTACCTTAGAAGTAGATGATATAGGGCTTAGATATAGCTTTGAAGCCCCAAATACTAATCTGGGTGATGAACTGTTAGAAGGATTAAGAAGGGGTGATATTTCCGCTTCCAGTTTTGCCTTTAAGGTAGGTGAAGATAAGTGGACTAAGCGGAATGATGGAAGCTACCTAAGAACCATTAGCATTATAGAAAGGATGTTTGATGTATCACCAGTGTATAGGGCTGCTTATGATGCCACTACTGTTAGTGTGGATACTAGGGGCTTGGATGAAGCCAAAGCCAGAGATAAGAAGGAAATGGAAGATTACTACAAACAACTTAGGGAAGGAATCAAATGAAGTGCTTTTACTGTGATACTGAATTAGTGTGGCAAAGCGACACAGATAATGAAGATGGTGGTATTACTTCATTCTATGTATGCCCTAACTGTAATGCTGAATACGAAATAAACAAATAAGTTATGAATAGCGTGGAACTAATAGACAAACGTAACCAGTTAAAGATACAAGCAGAAGCCATTATATCCAATGCGGAAAAGGAATGTAGGAAACTGGATACAGATGAAACGGATAAGTTAGATGCCCTGAAGAATCAGATGGCAGAAGTAGATAATGAGATTAGACAATTAAACGAGAAACTAAACAAAGAAACGAATAAAAGAAGTATGGAAAAGTTTTCACTATTAAAGGCTATCAATGACATAGCCAACAACCGCCAATTAGACGAGCGTAGTCAAGAAATGGTAAATGATGGTATTTCTGAAATGCGTAAAGCTGGCTTATCCTACAGTGGTCAGATTGTACTTCCAGTAGAGGAAAGAAGTACCGTACAAGCTACAGTAGCAACCGCTGGCTAGGAGATTGTAGCAGAAGATAAGTTAAACATCTTAGAACCACTTAGGGCAAATCTGGTAATGGTAGAAGCCGGTGCAAACTATATGACCGGATTAGTTGGTAACGTATCCATTCCGGCTTACAGTGGTACTAATGTAGGATGGGCTGGCGAAATAGCCGCTGCTAGTGATGGTGCTGGTACTTTCAGTGAAGTTACCTTAGAGCCTAAGCGTATCACTGCCTATCTGGATGTATCAAAGCAATTCCTTTTACAAGATTCTGTAAGTGCTGAAGCACTTTTGAAGAATGACATAGTAAAGGCTATTTCAAATAAACTGGAAGCTACCATCTTAGGTGATGCCGCTGGTAGCACTACACAACCAGAAGGAATCTTTAACGGTGCTTCTGAAATTGCGGATACATCCTATACTACTATGGTAGGACTTATCCAGACTTTAGAGGAAGCCAACGTAAACGGTGAAATTAAGTATATTGTATCACCTGCTATCAAAGCCAAACTTAAAACTACTTCTAAGGATTCTGGTAGTGGTTTGTTTGTGATGGAAAATGGTGAAGTAGATGGTATCCCTGTACTTAGTACTTCTGCTTGCAAAGGTATTGTAGTAGGTAACTTTGAAGATTATGTTATCGGTCAATGGGGTGGTATTGATTTAACTATCGACCCCTATTCGCAAGCTACCAACGGCAAAGTAAGATTAGTGGTTAATGCCTACTTTGATGCAAAGCCTAGACGAGCTGAAGCATTTGTAGCTAAAACCTTAGAAGCGTAATACTGTTAATAATGGGAAAAGCTATGTTTACGACATTGGAAGAAACAAAGAAGCATCTGAATATAGATGAATCCTTTACTGGGGATGATGCCTATATATCTTATCTGATAGAAGTAGCTGAAGATGCAGTATCCTAGCATCTGGACATAGCTTTGGATGATTTGGTAGTGGATGGTGCTTTACCATCCGCTATCATTCATTCCATCCTTCTACTGGTAGGTAATCTGTATGCTAACAGAGAACCGACCGCCTACAGTACTGTAGTAAAAGTGCCACACACATTAGATTATCTTCTGGGGCTTTACAAACACTATTTCTTACCGTAATATGAGGGCTGGGCTATTGAATGAAGTTATATCTATCTACAGACAGATAGAATAGCAATCGGATTACGGTGATATTTCCACTACCTACCAGATGGTACTAACCACTAGGGCTTAGGTAGAACACAGTTTAGGAAGCCGAACTATCCAGAATGAAGAAATTTTCTATGACTACAGTAAGAAGTTTACTGTTAGGATATATGTAGATGTGATGGATACAGATAGGATACTATATAATGGTAAGTACTATAGGGTAATCAGTATAGAACCAGATACCCATAGGCAATAGAAAACCATATTAACGGAATTAGTAAACGAATAAGGAAATGGATAATAGCTTACTGGTTGGAAAGTACATATATAGGATGCTATCAGAAGATGAAGTGTTATCTGGTAAGGTTACATCCAGAAAGATATTCCCCTTAGTGGCTAATGCAGATACCACATACCCCTTCATAGTGTATTCTAGGACTGGATTAACAGTGGAATACTGTAAGGATGGCACAGTAGAAGATACAGTGGATTTCCTGATACTATCTGTATCGGATAACTATGTAGAATCACTGGAAGTAGCTAACCAGATAAGAAGCATCTTAGAGAATAAGAGATACAAAGATGATACAATTTAGATTAGTAGTATTAGGCTTTCTTCAGTATAGGAAGAATATATGGAAGATGCCTATATACAAAGATTGAATTTCACTATTAAAACTAACTGATTTATGGAAAAAATAATCAAAGGTGATGAGCTTATGCTGTTTAACGATGAACACAGTATAGCCTATGCCACTGCACATACCCTTACCGTAAATGGTAATACTATAGACATTTCAAGTAAAGATCACGGCTTCTGGGGTGCTAGCGAAATCGGAAATATCACTTGGGAAATCACTTCTGAAAACCTTTATACCGATAAGTACTACACTTAGCTTTTTGATGCTATGATTAACCGTACCCAATTAACCGTAGCCTTTGGTTTTGCTGAAGATTGGGATGTAAACGGACTTACTGGAAATAATACCCAGTATGACTTAGATAAAACAAAGAACTACTATTCTGGCAAAGCCTATGTAACTTCACTTACTGCTAATGCCAATACTGGGGAAAATGCCACTTTAAGCATTACCCTTACTGGCTGTGGGGCTTTGACAAAGAAAGGTACTTCTAGTATTACACCTAGTAATGGTCCTGCAGATTACCCTGATGATGGGGAATAAACAGATGAAGGGGGTACTGGATGTGCCAGTATTCCCTTTAACTTTATAAATGGAACAGTATGAACGTAACAATTAAGGAAAAAGAAATAACCCTGAAGTACAGTTTTAGGGCTTTGATGATATACGAGAATATAACCCAGAAATCATTTAATCCATAGGGGCTAACAGATGTAATCACTTTCTTCTATTCAGTAGTGGTAGCATCCGCTAAGGATATGGCTTTATCCTTTGATGATTTTATAGATTGGATAGATGCTAACCCCAGTGCCTTAAATGAGTTTTCCCAGTGGCTTACAGATGTGTATAACCATCAAGTAGGTATAACCAATAAGGAAGTAGTGGATGAAGCCAAAACGGATGAAGGGGATACTGGAAAAAACTGATTATCCATAAAGTATTCCAGACACTAGTAATACAGTATCGGCTAGTTAGTCTGGGCTACTTTATGGATGAACTGCAAAGCTGGGAAGTATATGATTTATACAATAGCCTTCAGTATGCAGATACCCCATAGTGGGAGCAAACCAGATGGCTTATGTATGTAGTGGCTTAGGTGAACAGTAAGAAGCACCTATAGCTAACAGATGTACTTAAATTTCCGTGGGATGGTACTGATACTGCCAAAACCACCATTTCAGAAGATGATATTAAAAGGTTAAGGGAGAAAGCCCGAATGATGGAAAAGGATTTGTGTAATGGAAAAGCTAATATATAACGTGGAAGATTTGGCAGACTATGGGAAGGAAACCAAAGAAAGAATCAATAGAGCCGTAGTAGCATCTGCCATTAAGATTAGGGATACTATTAGAAGTGCTTTTGTTAGTGAAGCCCAATCTTTGTATAAGCACCATAAGGGAAACATAGCCCATCTTACTTCTGGCATAAT